TCTGCTGGGAATGGACTGGCTTCAGGATCGACACCGGAAATTGCGCTGGCAGGAACATCCTTTTTTAGTACAGCCATTATCCACATACCAAGAGCGTGGCTTTGTCCTCGCAGGACGGACTGTAATCTATTCGGCTGGGAGACGTCCGGCCCGAGCTTTTCTCTAGCCAGCGCCTCAAACATCTCCGAGCTACTTAGCGCGACATGGCTCGGGGTAGACTCGTCAAAAGTCCCGGACTGACCGGTAGCATCTTCTCTAAACGTTGTGTACGACTTGGCGACCTCCCCCGTACCTGCATCATCTGTCGCCCCTGCGTAATCTGTCGCATCCGGGTCTGTAGGACCGGTACCGGCTCCCTCGGGGTCAAGTATATCTTCATCTGTAAATGTGGCAGGTATGCCAATAGCGCTATCGGTCTGCGGAGCAGGAATGTCAAAAGATGATTTCGGTGTCAGCTTTGGAGTTCCGGTTATCGGGGCATACTCAATAGGAACATCCGGAAAGGCTGTCTCGTCTGCACGAGATTTTGCCTTCTCGATTGCCCTTTCAATATCTTCTTTATCTATACCAAAGCTGGAGGCGTACTTATCTAAAACAATCTCGTACGGCATCAGGGAGGTTAGCCCTGTTGCTGCTCCCGGATATTTTTTCATTATCTCTGCTGCGGCTGACATCGCCCTGCTTTGGGGCGTATCCTGCGCAGCTCTTACAACATTATCCATCTCGGACTTTACGTTTGTTCCTGCAATATTTCCAGCGGCCTGAGCGGCTTGCCGAAAAGGAAGCCCCGAGCTAAGAGCCTGATCTAGGATCGGGCTGTTATTAAACGGGGGCATACCATTTGGACCAAAGGCTGATCCGCGGGCAGAAAAGTCATTAGCCTTCGGCAGGATTGCCCGGGTTACATAGTCAGATGGAGTACCTGACATAACGTCATCCGGCATATTTGCAAACGAGCGTAAAATACTTAGTTCACTCTGCTTTGTAGGTAGCCTTGCCATATTAACCTCCGGGTCCTACTAGTCCGATTCTTCTTAGCCTTTCTCCGTCCGACTGTGCGCCGGGTCGCGGCTGTCCGGGCGGAACCACTGGTCCTGCCTGTGGCGTTGGCGCTGGCGGCGGCACTCCTACTCCAGCCGGTGGCATCACCTCTGGCCTCGGCATAGGAGGCGGGCCGGGTGGTGGTCCGGGTGGCGGAGGAGGTCCGACAGGCACTTGTCCGGCTTGCCCCGGAGAGGGAGGTCCCGGGGGCATACCCCCACCGCCTCCCATAGTATCAGACATTTTCCTCGCTTTAGCAAATAGCATAGACACCAGTTCTCCGAAATAAATCTGAGCAAGGTCTTCTCTGCCCTGCTTTACTGCTGCCTGATATAGCGACCATATCCCTGCTTCCGGCAGGGTACGTTCTGCTATCTGTTCCTTAACTGCATCTTCGACCTGATCTGCGTCCTGTATTCCGAGAATATTATCACGAATCCATAGGTCAGGTAGAAGCGGAGTGGGTCCTTCTCTTGCGATCTGGGCCATTCCGTATCTAGACATATCATCTGTCGGCAGCTTGGGGGTGACCTTTATCTCAGGATCGCCTCCGTCTCGAATCCTATCTGGAGTAATCTCTTCTGAGAAGTACATCCTGTTATTATCTTCACCCGAAAGTTCGACAGCCTTAAAACTTCCTGACTGGTACTGGTCGCAGAGCATATGAGCTATCTGCCTGTAGGCTTGTTCCAGTGCTTTTACTCTTGGAGTAAGCACTGTCTCAACCCCTTGGCGAAGAGTATTTATAGCAAATCCTGAAAGCTGGAACTGAAGTTCTCCGTATACAGAGTGGGGCAGGGAGCCTCTTTGCAGCTCTCCTGCAACGAGTCCCATGAACGCTCCGCTTTCCCTACTCATCTCAAGTAGCCCGAGCGGTTCTATCTCTTCTCCCTGTCCAAGGGATATCTCTGTTCCCTCCTTGTATGGGTCTTCATCGAGAGTTTTTGTACCGTCACGGCTTTTAACCTTGAGACCCTGTTTCCTGCTTCTTGCGGTAAGTTCGAGCATAACGCTCATCATAAAGTTATGCTTTTCATACAGGTCTCTTGTGGACTTAAATACGCTTTCTCCGTAGTCTTCTAGGGTGTCTTCTATGGAAGACCATTCCATAGACTGAACTAGAGGAGTGGCTCCGACTGGTCCTATAAATGCAGGAACTCCGTCTGATCCGTGCGGGGTCCTCTTTTTAACGAATCTCCCGGGGATAACTACGGTGTTATACTCTTTATCGTAGTAGTCATATACGTCAACACCGTCATCGTCTTCTCTTATTTCCCCAAGCCTGACGTCATACTGCGCTTCTATCTCTGCCCGGGTTTTCTTTATTTTGTAGCAAGCCCAGCTAAGTCCGTCTGACCCTACGCCCCAGTATGTATGGAGCGGGTCCCACGGAGTAACGTCAATAACTGTAGTTCCGTCCTTTTTCTTAACAAGCATTGCTCTTCCTGCGTACCAGCCTCTTACGGCTATGAACCAAGCAAGCTGATCTCGTATGGAAGGAACAAGTCTTAGGGCAAGTCTCTCGTCGGCAGACCGAAGCGCACCTATAATAAATCTTTCTTTATCGTTATTTATCTCTCTTGTGTTACGAGGATTCCCATTTGGGGGAATCCGTACCACAAGTTCAGCTCCTGACATCCAAGCTACTATCTTATCTGCATAGGTTTGAGGCTCGTTTGATGTATATGACTGGTATCCGTCCCCTGCATCGTAGTCATCGAGCTTATAAAGCTGGTGATCTGCGTCCATTCTCTGCCTGAGGGGGTGCGTATTATCATAATGAGCATCGACCTTACTAATAATATCTTCTGGTTTTAGTCTTGGCATTATTTAGCCCACCGTTTTACCTTTATAAATTCTCTATTAGCTACATATCCGTAGCCGAACCTACTTACAAGTCCGTAGATTGCGGCTTTTATGGCATGATTATTTTTATCTTCGGGCGTTTCACCTACTATATTGCCTTCCCTGTCTGTTTTCCACCGATATGCACGAGTCTGTCCGTCAAATGGGCTTGGAACCGCACCAAATTCTGACAGCGTTCCCCTACATTTCGGAGAGAATACCACTCTTGGACGGTTTGTGATAGGGTCTGGCTTTAGATATCCCTTTAATCTTTCTGTTCCCTCGTTAATTCTTATCTTCTGAGCATCAAGATATATCCCGGTTCGGTCCATCCACATCTCTGCGGGCGCACTCATGGCCTGATGCTGGTATCCAGCTATGTCAATCGTACCTGAGTGGACATCTTTCCACCACGGTTTGTTGAGGGCTATATCTATAATCTCATCTGTGGTCATTCCCTGTTCATATATCTCATCAAAAACAACAATCTGATCATTAATTTCCTGCACCGCAACTACTGCATATGCTCCTGCGTAACCGGGGTCCATCCATAGGTAGACCTGTTCTCCCGGAACCCACTCGGCCTCAGAGTCTATATGCAGGTCAGCGCGAAATTCACCGAACACAAGTCCTGCCGGAGGGCAGGGAACCCCTTCGATTCGTTCCATGTAGAACTCATCGGAAGATTGTGACTTGAGTTTTAGTATCTCTGGATCAGTTTTACCCTCTGGGTACAGGTAGTTATTAGAGTATGACGGCAGGGAGAAGCTCTCTTCGTCTTCTGTCGGAAGCTGCCATGCAGAAAATAGCTGCGGATACCATCCAAGGCTTCCCTCAAACGTACCTGATAAAAACAGCCATCCACGTTTCGGGGCCACTCTGCCTCTTAGTCTGTAGTATGAGTTAAGGTCTAGCTGCGATGCCTCACATCCAAGTATTCCGTTAGGCGCTCTCATAGCTAGAGTTCTTGGGTCTTTTGCGGATTTCGTCTCAATACGTGTCCCATCTGAAAGAATAATGCGCCCGGGGTCTACACGTTTGGTTACTTCTTTAAGGATACCCAGTGCGGAGAAGTCTTCAACAAGGTATTCAAACTCTGCCCGTGTCCTCTCATAGTCTGCGGCCACGAGCCAGTACAGTCCGGCACCGTCACTTTCAAGGAACCTACTGATAAGGTACTTACTTGCGACCATAGATTTCCCGGCCTGTTCACCGCCCGCAACAAGTACAAAGCGTTTACGGCACTCGAGTATATCCCTTTGAAGGTCTGTACCATCAAATCCAAGGCGGGAGAATATATAGTCTGTTACCTTGTTATTCGGTTTTACCTGCGTTTGGGGAGCTATCATTAGTCTTACTCGCAAGTATCTGGTTTGCTTGTTCGATCACCTGATTGCTGTCATCCCTTGGCTCTTCACTTGGCAGCTTTGGGACAGGTTTCTCAGACCGCAGCGCCTTTTTAAGCTCTGCCATAACCTCTTTCCCAACATCGTCGGTTACGGACGTATCAACGGCCTTATACCGTGGGTGCCATGCCTTTAACATAAATATCTTAAGCGCAGGATTATCAGAAGGCTTTTGGTTCTTAACTGTATCCAGCGCAAGGTAGTGGATAAAGTCCCCAAACTCTTCCTGCGCGGCCTCCAGCTTTTCCCTGAACCCATGAAGGTCAACGGACTTCCACTTATAGTAAGTATTAGGCTTAACCCCTGCGGCTTCGCAGGACTTTGCAACTGACCCTGTAAGGGCAAACGCAGTGCAGAAGGTATTCTGATGCGCTATGGCCCTATTTGACCTTGAATCTTCTTCTTTGCTTGGCATAACTACCCTCCGGTAATCTTTTAACATACCCCTGCCAGTTCCTGACAAGAATACCGCCACTGCCATCAAACTTTTTCACAACCTTTGCCTCGTAATGAAAGCAGTCTCTCTCATCACCAAAGGTCTGGCCTATAAGGTGCCGGGGGTTTTCCCCGCTCCTACTATGATTACAGCCTCCCAGCTCTAAAACCGACATACCAACCCTAAAATCAGCATCCGTAGGCGCACTCATCGCCCTGTCCCTACCGGTTCACCCTTAGTGATCCTGCCGATATCAAGCCTTCTAGCGATCTGGCCTATACGCTGGCGGCTCACGCCATGACCTGCGGCTATATCGTCATAAGTCTTGTTCGGATGCGTTAGAATCTCGAGCGCAATAGACTTTGACCTATGAGACAACCTCCCTAAACCGTGTGTCTGCACATATGAAGAGTATTTCATAGGCATAAACCTACTACAAACACCAGCGAAATGTCAACAACGGTACAGAATATAAGCCTTTCCGCGATTATCGGTACAAAACCTCCCCCATTCTCCCCTTTCGCTACTTGTTATGTGGGGTGGCCGACCCAGCATGGAGGAGGCAACCCCCTACAATCTTTTCTTTCCTACTTCCCTAAGATCGTAAGACGGGTCTTCCCTCTTCAAGGTCTTCCCCGTCTTCCTCTTAGGACGTCTTGATACACGTCTTACGTGCGCACGCGAGAGCAGTCCTAAGCAGTCCTTATGGGGGTAACACGAATGCGCCTTTTGCACGAAAATTTCTGTCACGTGTATATATATATTATTAAAGAAGGTGCCAAGCCATGCCCCCTCACGCGCGCATTTTCCGGTATAGCGAGCGCGCCCGAATCGCCCTATTAGATACGTTAGTCGCGTCCCGTTCGCCCCGTAGTCGTCCCGTAGCTATCGCTTAGGCGCGTCGGCGCCCCATGCGCGCGCGTGCGCTTCCTAATGTCGGCGTAGACGTCCCGTTTTTTATAGTGTGGATTTGTACGTGATTTCCT